GTCGTCCAGGCCGGACTTGCTGGCTCCCCCGGGGAGGCGCCCGAACTTCACGGTCTTGGCGCCCTCCATGGCCAGCGCGTCGGCCAGGCCGGTCCCCGCCTCGTACACATCCGGGTTGGTCCCGGCGTCCGCGTCCAGGATGATCACTACGTCCTGGCCGTCGGCCACGATCAGGTCCGGGATCGGGGAGCCGTCAAGCTGCCACATCCGGCACCCCGCGATCCCGTAGACCGACACGTCCGCCGGGGCGTAGCTGGCGCCCGCCAGGCACTGTTTCGTGCCCTCGATGATGACGATGGCGCGCGGCCGGGCCACCTCGCGGACGGCCCAGAGGACCGGGGTCTCTCCCCGGCCGAACACGTACTTGCGGGGCTTGCCGGACTTCTGGTCCGTGGTCGGGTTGTCGGGCCGGGCCTGGAACATCACCCGGCCGTCCGGGCTGGTCCAGGGGAACAGGAGCGCCGGGAAGTTGGCGAAGTTGACCCAGTTGTCACTCCCCGTCGCTTCCATGTCGGCGCGGCTGTTCACCGTGCGGACGCCCAGGCGCTCGGCCAGCTCCACGTCCACGGCCTGGCTGGCCAGGAACTCCCGGTGGTTCTCGTTCAGCACGTTGTCAGCCCTCCAGAGCGCGAAGCGCGTTACCGATGGCGTCCGCCAGGATGGCGCCCTTGCTCGTCACGATCTCGTCCCTGGCGCGCCCCACGGCCGTGGCGCTCAGGATCTCCCGGGCCGCCTGGACCCGCGTGGTGGCCGCCCGGAGGAGGCTGTCCCGCGCGGCCAGCGAGGTCCGGTGCTCGGCCGCCTTCTCGGCCGCCCGGGTCTCCAGGTCGTTCTCCCGGCCGATCGAGCGGGCCAGCGCGGCCTCCAGCTCGGCCACCCGAGCCTGGGCCTTGTCGGCCCGGTCGCGCTCGGTGTGCCGGTCCCGGTCGTACTCCTGGACCTGGCGCCGGAGAGGCGCGGCCACCAGCTCGGCCTCGGACGCCTGGGCGTCGCCCACCTCGGCCGCCGTGTAGAGCCGTTCCCCGCCCTCGGCCAGGATGTTCCGGATGCGCTCCAGCTTGTCCTCCAGGACCACCACACGGCCCCGGTTGTGCTCGCGGGACTTCTGGGCCAGGACCAGCGCGCCCTCCAGCTTGAGGAGGTCCACCTCGGTCCCGTCGTCCTTGCGCATGAGGACGCGCGTCCCGCTCTCGTCGTACACGATCTCCATCGGACTCCCCGTCCTGTTCTGCCTGGGTGATCCCGGCGGGGGGACTGTACTCCCCCCGCCGGGGTGATTGCCACCTTACAGGTCGGCCGGGGAGGTTGCAACCTTACCCCCGGCCGACCCGGTCACTTGGGGAGGAGCCCCATCCGCTTGAGCGCGTGGCGCCCGGTGATGCGGGTCGAGAGGTCGCTGGCCTCGCCCATCGTGCGGACCCGGTGGAGCTGGGTCTCGGGGAAGCCCTGGCGCAACAGGCGGGACTTCTGAGCGTCCGAGGCCCGAGCGTTGCGCCAGCGCGCGGTCCGCTCGGCCAGCTTCTGGAACGCCTTGGCCCGGTCCTCACCGATGCCCATCGCCCACGACGCCTCGATCTCGTCCTGGAGGATGGTCAGCTTGGTGTTCTCGTAGGCGGCCAGCTTCCACGTGTCCTCGCCCACCGGCGCCATGACCACCACCTCCTTGCCAGCGGTCAGGCAGAACGCGCCGCCGGGGAGCGGGAGCCAGGCCAGGCGGGACGAGCCGAACACGTCCACCCGGCCGCCAGCGGTCGCCTGGCAACGCTCGTGCCGGGTGCCGCCGGACAGCGAGATGTCCGCCGGGAGGTACCGGTTGCACAACCGGCACCGGTGCTCCTCGAACTCGCACGGCACGCCGCACGCGGGGCACGGCATCTTCTCCGGCTCCCCCTCGCGCTTCTTGCGGGGGTCGTCCACGTCCAGGCCGAGGTCCACCAGGCCCACCAGCTCGTGGCGGTTGCTGGCCCCCACGATGTCGATCACCAGGAGGTCCTTCTTGCCCGGGAACAGGCGCGTCCCCCGGCCGACCATCTGGACGTACAGGCCGTGGAACTTGGTGGGCCGACCGATCAGGACGCACGAGATCGAGGGCTCGTCAAACCCCTCGGTGAGGACCGCGCAGTTACAGACCCAGGTCGTCTCCCCGGTCTTGAGGCGCCGCAGGATGGCCCGGCGCTCGTCCGGGTCGGTCGTGCCGTCCACGTGCTCGGCCTTGATCCCACGCGCCCTCAGCGCCTCGGCCAGAAGCTCGGAGGTCCGGATCGTGGGGAGGAAGGCCACGCCCTTCCGGTCGGCCGCGTTGGCCAGCACGGCGTCCGCCATCTGGGCAATGGCGCCGGACTCCTCGATCTCGCGGCCCAGGTCCCCGTCCGAGTAGTCCCCGCCGGTCTTGCGGACGTGGGTCATGTCCATCCCGGTCTCGACCACCACGGCCGGGAGGATCGGGACCAGGTACCCGCCCTCCTCGCCCTTCTTGCGGTCGCCGTAGATGGCCTCCCGGATTGACATGTAAGTGACAACCCGCTCCCAGACGCCCAGGGTCTTCCCGTCGCGCTCCGGCGTCGCCGTGAACCCGACGGTCAGGGGGCCGAACTGGGAGAACGAGCCCATGCCCTCCAGCACCTTCCGCCAGGTCGGCGCCACGGCGTGGTGGGCCTCGTCCACCACCACGGTCCCGAACGGCGACCGGCGGCCGGACTCGATCAGCTCGGCCAGGCGCCGGTCCCGGCTGGCCGTCTGGACCGAGGCCACGACCACGTCCGCGTCCAGCTCGTTCCGCTCGGCCTTGACGATGCCGGTCGTCAACTCGGGCGCCACCATGTTGATCTTCTTGACGGTCTGGTCCGCCAGCTCCTCTCGGTGCACGAGGACGAGGCCACGGCCCCGGTCCCGACGCTCGGAGAGCGAGTGCGAGAACACCACGGTCTTGCCGGTGCCCGTGGGGAGGACGACCAGGGGCCGCCGCAATCCCTCGCGCTCGGCGCCCTCGATAGCGTCCAGCGAACGGCGCTGGTACGGCCGGAGATCCAGCATCAGTGGTGCCCCCTCGTCACGGTCACGGTGTGCTTGCGGAACTGGCGCCCGGCGTGCTTGCCGCGCTCGATGAACCCCTGGCCCTCGTACGCCACGGTGAGCGTGTCGCCCACCTGGGGCTCGGCCTTGGCCAGCGCGGCGCCCAGGATGGCGCCGTACGCCATCACGCGGACCCGCTCGGTGCCGCCCAGCCAGAGGTCCACGAACGGCACCTCCCCGCCGTAGATCGAGAACTGGCTGGGGACCGAGCCCTGGCGGAGGACCACGCCGGTAACCTCGGCGGGCTCGTCCGGCCACCAGGTCCGGGGCTCGCCCTCGGTCAGCGCGCGGACGGCGCACATCAGGCAACCGTCCGCGTCGTGATTCGTTGTCGTCATGACTGCGAGGTTACCCGGTCCGCCTGTGAGGTGTCAACCCGGGGAGCGAGGGCCTGGACGATCTCGGCCGCCTCGGGCGCGCCCGGGGTCGGGTAGAGCGGGGCGGTCTCGGTGACCACGCGGACCCAGGCCACCTCGCGGCCGTCCTTGGCCAGCCAGCGCTCGATGGCGCCCCACCCGGCCGCCTGGGGCACCTTGCCGGAGCCCGTGACGTACCAGAGGCCCCCAGCCTTGAGGAGGCCGTACGTGTAGACCTTGGGGTTGGTCCGGCCCCGGGTCGCGTCCAGATCGTCCTCGGCCTGGCCGGTGTACCGGACGCCCATGATCAGGATGGTCCCGTTGGGGACTCGGGTGTTGCCCAGCGTGAAGCTCACGGTGTTGCCTTCCTGGAGACGAGACGGGCCGCCCGGCGGAGTGCCGAGCGGCCCGTGGAACGAGCGGGGAGGAGGTCAGCCCTTGCGGGCGCTGGCCTTGCGGACCGCCACCGAGAAGTGCTTGTACGGCTTGCCCGCGTACTTGCCCTTCTTGATCAGCTTCTCGCCCCAGAACTTGACCGCGAACAGGTCCCCCACCTCGGGGTTGGCGTCCGTGATCTCCCGCTTGAGGACCGCACCGAACCCGATCACCCGGTACTTGTCGCCCTCGCGGGTCTGGACCGTGACCGTCGGGCACATCGGGTCCTCGCCGTCGCGGGCGAAGTCCGAGCGGGTCTCGCCCACCTTGGTCACGATGCCGGACAGGCTCTCGCCCACCTCGCTGGGAACCCAGCCTTCCGCGTCGTCCTCCTGAACGGTGTCCAGGAGGTCGTCCGCCTCATCGAACGCCGAGCCGTCCACGGCCGCGCCGTCCCCGCCGAACATGTTCTCCGCGTCGTCGAAGTCCTTCTCGGTCGCGGTCTTGGTGCTGGGGGCCATTAGGGCCTCCCCTTCTGTAGTGAGTGAGTTAGCTGTTGGTGCGACCCGGCCGGATCGTTGCGACTCCTCGGCGTGCGCCTCGGTGATGCTATGGCCCGGCCGGGCCAGCCGGATTCTGGAGGGCCGACTCCCCACCCCGATATCTGCCTCGGAGCCCGGCGCCGTTGCTGCTCAGCTTCTGAGGGCGAGTGCTACGACGAATCACCGGTACCTCGCTCCCCGTCGTGGACTCGAACCACGATCACCCCTCATGCGCCATTCTTGGGGCTGACAACTGCCTATCCGGGAAGCCCAGGTGCGTGGCCGACTACTCGGCGGGTCGCCCCGCCTAACGGCTCTGACCTAGGATTGTTCGGCCTCTCGGCCTCACGGGAACTACATTACAGCCTTGCCGTGCATGTCGCAACGCTGACACTTGAGTGTCAGGCGCCGGTGTCCACCTTGAGCGCCTTGGGCACCCGGATGGTCATCCGGCGGTAGCTGGACCGCACGGTCACGGCCTCGGCCACCTCGGGGTAATCCCGCTTGAGAGCTTCCACGTCGATGCGCGTGGACTTCACCTCGGGGTACCCCACGATCTTCTCGTCCCCCAGGTACGCGGCGCCCGCGTCCCCGGTCCAGTCCCGGAGCATGTTCTTGACCGAGGTCAGCTCGGCCTCGGCCGCCTCGTACCGGGCCTTGGCCACCTGGTAGTCCTTGATCCACTCCTCCGCCATGTCGGGCAGCTCGGTGGACGGCTGGATCACCTTGGGGTGAAGCTCCTTGATCAGGTCTTCCGTGATCGGGTGCCGGTAGTCGTGGAGCGGGATCTCGTTCCCCAGGATGTTCTCGGTCCAGAAGCGGTCCGCCGCCTCGACCATCTCCCCGAACCACTTCTTGTCGAAATGGACCTCGACCGTGAAGAACTGCCGGGAGCGGTCGATGTGGAAGCACCCGAGGTAGCCCACGGGAAGCCCCAGGATGCCCATCTGCCACTGGATCTGGGCCTGGTAGGACAGGGGAGCCGAGCCGGTCCCGTGGCCGCCAGGGCGGATGGTGCCGCTCTCCCAGTGCTCGTCATCACCGGCGGTCTTGCACTCGATGACGGCCTCGGCCTTCCAGCTCCTCGGCTTGCACGCGAAGCGGTCCGGCGTCACGCGGATGTGCGGCTTGTCCACCATGGCCCAGAGGCCCCCGCCGAACCGCGAGACCATGCCGATCTCCTCGGCGGTCTTCTGGGCCACCACGTCCTCCAGCCGGTGGCCCCACTCGATCGGCGCGCCGGTCAGCTCCACGTCCGGCTCGGTCCGGTTCTTCTTCTGCCAGAGGGACATGGCGGTCTCGTGCTCGTTCACGCCGATGAGCGCGCCGACCTCGGACCCGCCCAGGCCCTCCCGGCGCGCGGCCAGCCAGGCGGGCCGCCCGGCGCACTCGGGGAGGATGAGCCGGGACGGTGCCTTACGGGGGCTGGCGAACCGGTGGACGGGGTGCGGGCACGCGAGGCGCCCGCCGGAGCGAGCCAGGTACGTCTCAACCTGGCTCGCCTCGGTGGTCGTGGTCATGCTTGCTCGCTCCCCGTGGTGTCGCCCGGCTCGATGGTGAGCGTGATCTCCCCCGGCCACTGGCCGTTGGTCTGCTCCAGGTGAGTCTTGTTCACGTAGACCTGGCCGACGGCCTGGCTCTTGAGGTTGCTCACGGCGTAGACCACCGTGCCCTTGGTCTCCCGGTCGAACGGGAGGACCACGCGGACGGCGGCCATCAGAGGCCCCGGCCGCTGGACTCGTCGTAGGTGTTGTCCACGCCGAACGTGAACTCCCGCATGGCCGCCAGCATGGCGTCCCCGAGGTCGAACACCGGCACGCGCTCCACGGTGAACTCGGCCACGACGGTGGCCGCCTGGAGGCGGCGCCCGCCGGTGGCGAGCCACCCGGCCAGCTCGTCCGAGCTGATCTTGTTCGGGCTGTTCTTGCCGGTCAGGAACCAGTGACCGCCGGTCTTGTAGGCCACCACGCCGTACGGGCGGGACGGGCCGTACGTGATCGTCATGGCGACGATCGAGCCGTCCGCCAGCTCCTCGAAATCCGGGAGCGCGTCCAGCTTGGCCAGCTCCTTGGCCGCGCGGTCGCGGATCTGGGCCAGCTCGGCCTTGCGTTCTGCCAGGCTCATTTCTTGGTCCTCGGCTTCCACTCGCTCTTGATCTTGGTCAGGCTTTCCCTGTTCAACTGGGGGAGGTGGATCACCGGCTCCCCCTTGTGGTCGCGGGCCATGTGCCACAACCACCAGGCGTCACACTGGTTGTCGTCCGGGAACTCGACTCCGGCCCGCTTGAACGCCTCCAGGGCCATCGGGGTCTTGTCCCCGGTGCCCTTGCCGGTGGCGTACTTCTTGAGCGTGGCGGGCAGGACGGTCCCGTACGGGATCTCCAGCTCCACCAGCGCCTCCCGGACCACGCCGTGGACCATGCCCGAGATCACCGAGCTGAACGAGCGCGCCGTGGGCGCCTCGATCAGCGCGAACTCGGCGCCCGGCGCCAGCTCCAGGATCGTGTTCCGGATCTGGACCAGGCGTGCGTCCCCGTCCTTCTCGGCGGTCTTGACCAGCGTGGTCAACACCGTCCCGTCGGCCGAGGTGAACGCCACGCCGGTCCCGGTCATCGAGAGGTCCAGGCCCAGGACGTTGACACTCACGTGTCAGACCGGCCGCTTGGTGACCGAGTGGTCAGCCAGGCAACCCTCGATGCCGTCCGGGCACGTGCGGTCCGGGGTGAGCGCGGCCCGCGCGACCTCGGTCACGCTGGGCTCGTTCCGGATGGTCTCCAGCCGGACGACCAGCGCGGCGAACTCGACCACGTCCATCTCCACGTGGATCTCGGAGATTTCCGGCGCCAGCTCGAACACCGCGCAGACACGCGGCACGCCCTCCAGGATCACCCGGCCGTCCACCGGGACGTGCGTGGTGATGTGGTCCCACTGCCGGAGGTTCAGGTCCTTGACCTCTACTCGGGTCCGCATTGGCGGCCCTCCTTCCTTCTGGTCAAAACCTTACCGTGAAGACTGCAAGGTGTCAAACCCGGGGGTCACTTTTTCGTGTTCTCGCTGGTCAGGCCCAGTTTCCAGCACCGGGCGGCCAGCTCGATGGCCGTCCGCCGGTTCGGCGCCAGCGGGGACAGCCTGGCCGTCCGGCTGATCAGGTGCCGCGCCCGCTCGGGGAGGAGCGCCCAGTCATCCAGACAGCAATACAGGGAGTCCGGGACCAGGCGGTCTCGGCACGGGCCGGGGCACCGGTGGTACCCCGGCCGCGCCCTCACCGGCCCTCCAGGTGGCGCCGCTCGGCGCCGATGGCGTGCTGGTAGCTGTACGGCCGCGTACGGACCAGAACGCCCCCGCCCGAGACCGCGTCCACGGTCAGGCGCCCGCCGTCGCTCAGCGAGCCACTGGGGCGGGCCAGCCACTCCCGGAGATCAGCCGTCTGGGTCGCGTTGAGCTGGACGTGGTGATCCCGGTCCGCGATTACGCGGCCCAGGAGCGCCCGGTGGACGGCCTCGGCCACCTCGGCCACCTTGGCCATGCCGGTCCGGCCCAGCTCGTCGTAATTGCCGCTGGCAACCAGCCAGCCGTTCGACCCGAGCCGGATCTCCACGTGGTCGTCATCGGGGTACGTGACCACGAGCCGGACCGAGCTGTTCACGCCGTGGCTGGCCAGGCGCTCCTCCTCGGCGCGCCAGGGGTACTCCACGATGGCGGACAACTCGCTGAGCACCCGGTCCCGGGGCTGGAGTTCGTCGCGCCCCTCCAGCTCGT